GGCGATGGCTTTCTACAAGACGGAACACCACACCAACGCCCAGTTGAGGAAGAATAATGCCAACATTTAGACACGGTAAATCAGTTAATGTTTTTATTGATGAATATGATTTCAGCACTTATTTTAACGATATGAGCGCAACAAGCAATCTTGAGCCTACGGAAACCACGGCTTTTGGAAGTTCAGCAAAAACCTACATTGCTGGTTTGAAAGATGGCACAATTTCTTTGAGCGGTATGTTTGATGGAACAGCCACGGGAACGGATGTTTTCTTTGACACAGTTATGGGTTCAACCACAAAGCAAAATATCATTGTTGCTCCCGAAGGTCACTCTTTAGGAAGTGTCGCAACTGTCGCAAACTCAGACGATACCTCTTATGAGGTTTCAGGCTCGGTTGCAGATTTAGTTCAAACAAGTGCTGAGTTCCAAGCAAGCACAGGCGTTGAAAGTGGCTTGCTTCTTTCTTCAGGTGCCTCAATCACAGCAACAACAAACGGAACAAGCGTAGATAACGCCGCCTCCTCCGCAGATGGCGGAGTTGGATTTTTCTCGCTTCCCATAAATACGCGAACTGGAACAATCATCGCGGTCATTCAACATTCCTCGGATAACTCTACATTCGTGGATTTGGTTACTTTTACAACAGTACAAGCAACCACTCTTACCTCAGAAAGAATAGAAGTAGCAAGTGGAACAACAGTAAATAGGTACCTGCGTTTGAAATTAACATACGCAGTTGGCTCAGGCGCATCTACACCCGTAGTTGCTTTCGTTAGGAGATAAATAATGCCAACATTTAGACACGGTAAAGCGTCAGTATTCAAGGTTGATAACAACGCGGGAACATTGACGGACATCAGTACAGCACTAACAGATGTTTCATTCCCACAATCAGTAGAAACCGCCGAAACAACCGCTTTTGGAAGTTCTGCAAAGACCTACATTGTAGGTTTAACTGACGGAACTCTTTCAGTTTCAGGAAATTTTGACAAAACAGTAGATATTCATTTAGCGGCAATCGTCGGCAAAACCGATTCAGTTTCATTTGAATATGGTCCTGAAGGAAGCACAGTTTCATTCGCTAAGTACACAGGAGAGTGCTTTTTGACCTCCTATGAAAAGAGCGGTGGAGTCGGAGATGTAGTAAAGTTCAGCGCAGAGTTTCAGGTAACTGGCGCAATTACTCTCGCTACTTACTAATAAACTCTGATTGAATAATCGTGACCAACCTAGTGTCCAAGGAGAATAAAATGGATTTACGCCAAGCAATTTTTAGTGCCGATGACATTTCGAAAGAATTGGTAGAAGTCCCAGAGTGGGGCGTCACAGTTCAACTTCGTTCAATGACCGCGGCAGAGCGAGCAGGAATGACTGAAGCGGCATCTGCAAAGGGAGATAAAATCAATATCTCTTTAATGTATGCACTTTGCGTTATAGCAACTGTCTATGACCCAGAAACGGGTCTACCAATTTTCACAGCAAATGATAAAGAAGCAATCTTGTCTAAGAGTGGCGCAGTTATTGAGCGTCTTGCTACAAAGGCAATGGGAGCATCTGGTCTTGCTGAGAAGGCGGTAGACGAGGCATCAGCCCGATTTCCTGAAGAATCCTGAGCGTAGGTTTCTTTTCGAATTAGCAGAAAAACTTGGAAGGACGGTGGCTGAACTTCTTTACGGAAGCCCAAGCCACCGCCCTCTGAGTTCAAAAGAATTAACCGAATGGGCGGCTCTCTGGAATGTTCGCGCTATCGAACAAGAACAAGCCAACCGAAAGAATAAGAGGTAGCCATGGCTGAAGGTAATGCAACCATGGAAGTCCGCGCTCGCCTCACCGCTGATACAGCGCAATTTACAAAAGGAATGTCTCAAGCCAGTTCAGCAATGAACGGCATGATTAGTCAAACATCTAAATTTCATGCAGGGATGGTTGGCGCTGGCGTCGCGGCGGCGGCTTTTTCAACCGCACTTATAGCATTTGGAACCAAAGCATTTATGGCGGCGGCTCGCGTAGACGAGTTGGATTATGCAATGAACGCCGTTGGGCGTTCTACTGGTCTTGGTTTTGACAAACTTAATGACACGGCTGTTGCAATTCGCGCCGTTGGTATTGAGATGGAAGTTGCACAAAAGATGGTTTTGAAATTTGCTCAAAATAATCTTGACTTGGCTTTGGCAACTCAATTAGCCTCAACCGCACAAGATTTTGCAGTTATTTCTGGAGAGAACTCAACAGAAACATTGAATAAACTAACACACGCTGTTATTACTGGACGAAGCGAAGTCCTTAAATCTGTTGGTATCAATAAATCTGCTGGACAAATGTATGAAGAATTTGGACGAACAATCGGTAAAGCGGCAAGCGCCCTTACTTATCAAGAAAAACAACAAGCAGTTGCAAACGGGGCTATTGCTGAAGGTGCGAGAATTGCAGGAACCTATAAAGATGCTATGAAATCCCCAGGAAAACTTCTTCGTTCTTTTGCTCGCCTAAATAACGAGTTGCAAGTTGCTATGGGCGGTGTGCTTGTTAAAGGCTTTGGTCCACTAATTTTTTCAGCCTACAATTTGCAGAAATCATTTGTCGCCGCAATTTATGGTAGCGAAGCATTTAAGAATGTTATTAAAGCAGTTCAAATGGTACTAATAAAACTTACCGCTCCAATTGCGGTTGCAATGGACAAATTAAAAGCATTTTTTGACGGTATGTTGCAAGGAAATGAAGTAATTGGGGGTCTTACTGACAAGTTAGGTAAAGGCGGAAAATCCATTACTGAACTTGCTGGCAAGATTGAGTTCCTTTTGCCTCCAATTGCCGCCCTACTTGCGGCTTTATCTGCTTACGCAGGAAGTCAAATTTTTACACAAGTTCCAATTTTAGGCGCATTGTTTAGAGGTCTTGGCGGACCAGTTGGAATTGCACTTACAGCATTTGTAGCCATGGCTTTGACATCAACTCAAGTAAGAGATGCTTTTGGAAATCTTGCAACAGCGCTTCAGCCTTTATTGGCTTGGTTTGCTAAATTAGGCGGGGTCATAGTTACCATTGCTGGATATGCTGTTTCATTATTTGCTAGAGCGCTTAATGGTCTTGCTTCAATAATTAGAACAACAACTTCTTTCCTTACAAGCCATATTGCTATTCTCAATGTACTCAAAGGAGTTGTCTTTGCACTTGTTGGAGCCTTTATTGCTCTCAAGGTAATTCAAGCGGCTCAAGCGGCTAAAATTGCCGTTATGAGTGGTCTTACAGCCCTCTACGGCGCTGTAACTGGTCGAACAGCCGTTGCATTAGCAACGCAAGCAGTTGCAACCGCTGGATTAACGGTTACAACAGCCCGCCAAGCAGTTGCTCAAGCAATGGCAAATATGGAATCTGCTATTGCAAGTGGTTCCATGGCTTTACAAGCGGCGGCAACCGAAGGTCTTATTCTTGCCAACGCTGGATTAGCAACTGCAACTGGAGCGCTGACGGTAGCCCAAGCCGACTTAAACATAGTTATGGGAATGAATCCTATTATGAAAGTTGTTCTGGCAATCTCCGCCCTTGTCGCGGCGTTTGTATTGGCTTGGCAACACAGCGAAACATTTAGAAATATTGTAACTCAAGTTTTTAATAAAGTAGCAAATATTATTGGAAAAGTTCTTAGTTTTATTTTCAAAGTGTTTGGGAATTTACTTCTTGCGTATGGTGAGTTAATTTCTACTAATAATGCCTTTGGCAAAGTCATAGCGGCTGTATATCAGTTTATTTATAGCGCTATCTTGACGGTATTTATTGGTATCGTAAAAATGATTAAGTTTGTTATTGACGCCTTTATTTCCTTAATGGAGAACCAAGGAATCCTTGGAAAAATCATTGAAACGGTTATCAATTTTATTATCAAAGCCTACTTATTGTTCTATAAGATTGTTTTGACCGTGATTAAAAATGTTTTAGATTCTTTTGTAAGCCTATTTGAAGGTCACGAAACCCTTAGAAAAATTGTTGAAACCGTATTTAATGTGGTTATTGCAATTATCTCCCACGCAGTTCAAGCCATTATTGTTGTCTTGGCTAATATCATCAAGGGAATTGCCACACTTATACATTGGTTTGAGATGTTAGGTAAATTTATAGGCGATGTATGGGGCAAGATTGTTGCTGGTATTGAAAAGGCTAAAGAGTTTATTGGTCAAGTTTTAAGTAACCTAGGCAATATAATTAGTGGGATTATTACTTATCTAAAAGAAAAACTTGCTTCGTTTTTCTTATGGCTATACAAGCAAGTTGATAAACTTCCTGATTTGATTCCTGGTGTTGGACTTCTTAAAAATGGGTTAATGGCTTTAGCAAATTCTTTGACGGCAGTAGAAAAAGCGGACAATACTTTTAAGCCATCAATGGGCGCTTCAATTGCAACCGCCGCTGGTAAAGCAATTGACCTAGCCATGGAATTAGATATGAAAATTATTTCTGCTTCAAAAAGTTGGGGTAATTACACAACTGGAGTCGCTGGAACTCTTTCGGGTATTGCTAATAAAATGCTTGACTTTGCCGTAAGCGTGAATACATTTGCTACTAAAGATAACGGCTCGACAATTATGGCGGGTCTGATTTCTGGAGCCAAGACTGCCTCTACTTTTGTTGGCGGGATGATTGATAAAATTAAAGAAGCCGAACAAATTAACTTTGGAGCGGCTGTTGTTGATACTTTAGTTGCTGGAGCAAAATTAGCCTCTGATGGTCTTGGCAAAATTATTGACAAAATGGAAGAAATGAAAGACATCAAGGTTGGTGAGTTCATTGTTGATACAGCCTCCGACGCCGCTATTAAGGCTGGTAACTTCCTAATAGGTCTTGCTACATCTATTGAATCATTTACTTCTGGGGATGTTCTAGGCAAAATAACTGAAGGCTTTGGGGATATGTTGGGCGGACTCAAGACGGGTCTTGGTTTTGGCGATGTCGGCGCCGATATGGAAAAATTCATAAAGTCAATATTTGACCCAACTAAATTTGATAACAAGGCAGTTGAAGAAACTATTTCTGGCGTAGATAGAATGAAAGCAATTAGAAGCGCTTTGCAACAAGGAATTGATGCAATCAAGGGAGTCCTAGACGACCTTCAACAAGCGGCAAAAGACTTTGCAGATAGCCTAAAAGACACAATTATTGGATTCGCTGGTCTAAAGGGCGTTGAGTTGCCAGATGGATTTATTCCACAGGCTAAGTCACTTATTGAAAATATGCGTATGCGCTTGGACAAAAGCCAGCAGTTCGCTACACAAATTGCTCAACTTCAGGCTTACGGTCTTGACGCTGGAGCATTAAAGGCAATCATTGAAGAAGGTCCAATCAAGGGCGCTCAATTAGCGGCATCTATTCTTGGTGGAAATGCGGCGGAAAATATCCAACAAATTAACGCACTTCAAAAGGCTATATCTTTCACGGGCGCGGCAATCGGTCAATTCGGAGCGGATGCGGCGTATAGTGATTTAATTGCTAATGCAAAAAATAAATACAATAGTATAAATCAATTAGCATCAACAACTGATGCCCAATTAGTAAAATCCCAAGGCAACAATGTTCTTATCCAAGAGGGTGCTTTTAAGGTTGCAGTCAATGTTGCAGGTTTAACTGGTCAAGACCAAGTTGATGCAATTACAAAAGCAATTGACGCACAGTTCCAAGTTCTTGCTAAAGAATTGGCGGCTAAATAATGGCTACGGTATTACGCCCTAACGCTAACTGGGACTACGCATCTTCTTTTACTATTAACGGTGGCTCTGCAACAGTTCACGCCGCACTTTCAGATGACAGCAATTCAACATTCATAAAGCGCACAAGTGCCACGGTTCCCGCTAGTTATTATGCTGAGTTCGGAACCACCACTATTAGCGCTACAACAAAAGTGACATCGGTGAATGTAAGGGCAAAATTAGCAATCGGAACAAACGGATATGTTCAATTAAGCCTTGGAACTATTACTGACCGAAACGGTAGAGAAGTAAGTTATTCAGTTCCCGTGGCTTACCAAAATACTCTTAGCATTACCACGGTTGATACATCCTTAAATTTAACAAGCGCCCCAGATGGAAC